ATTAAGGCTTTCATTTTGACTACTCTCAACTTATACCCCATGCCAGGCATTTCTTTTTGTATTCGTCCGGCTAAATCTTTTGAATGCCAACGTGTCATGATAACAATAATCTTGCCACCCTGTTCCATACGAGAAAGCATTTGTTTTGTGAACCAATCCCATTGTTTTGCTAGCGAAAGCTCATTAGTAGCGTCTGCAATCCCCTTGATAATGTCATCAACAATCAGCAAGTCAAATCCTTTACCTGTCGCTGAGCCGTTCGGGCTAGTAGCTAAATAGGAAAGCTTTGCCCCCTTCAACGCCCAACGTTTTGCGGCTGCTGAACCTGCTTTAAGTTTTGAGTTTGGAAAGACATCGTTGTAAACAACTTGCTCATCTAAGACACGTTCTTCCGCAATCGTGTCTCGAACCTCTTTTGAAAAGTCCGTTGCCATATCTTCGTTGTATGAACCAGTTGCCACTCTCATTTTAGGATTGCGGCCTAATTCCCACTCTACAAAACGTCCGGCGGTTAATGATTTTCCATGACGTGGCGGAATATTAAGAAGCATGATGTCTTCTTCTGAAACCATGAAATCCGAAAATTCTTTGCAAAGAGTTTTGAGATATTCCCTATCCTCTTTATAAAAATCAGGCACAATTAATCGACAGTAAGAAAAAAAGTCATTACGTGCTTGACGTAATAACTTCTCCCGTTTCAATTCTTTTAATGCTTTTAAAGCTCGATACTTTTCAATTTTATTCATGTTTATCAAGTCCAAGCTCGTTTTCAAGTTGACTGATTCGTTCTTCTAACTCTCCATCTGTCAGCCCATCAGCGTTTGTGTTAACTATCGCTTGAACTTCGTGAACGTCTACTGCTTTATATCCGGCTCGGTCTAGCAAGTCCTTTGCAGCGTTTATTCGATCAGCATCTTTTGAATCTTCATTACTGACGATTTCAGACAATACTTTTCTAGCTTCAACCGCATCAAAGAAAAATTCTTGCTTTAATTCTTTATCTAACAGCTTCTCTTTGATTTCTAAATATTCTAATACTGAAGGATTTTGTAGGAGTTGATACGCAAGTGAACTAGCAGACTTTTTGCTGTATCCAGCATTTATAGCAGCTTGTGTGGCGTTCTTTTTCCTCAATTTAAGGTATTCATCAATAAACAATTTTTGTTGCCTTGTAGGCCCTCTCACAGGCATATCTATCACCTCTATATTTTTCAGATTTTTATGTATTTTGAGCACGAAAAAAGGCCTACTTCTCAGCAGTCCTTTTCCGATTGGTATTTTCTTAAGGAAGAATTCAAACTAGATCGTACAAGAAGGTACGTGCCAAAGTAGAATCTTTGAACAATATTAGAATATCACTATAAAAGCAACCTGTCGGTACTCTCTTGGTACTGTACGTACTATACGTTTCTAAACTTAATCATACGCATTAATTCGGCATGCTTGTTCTTAATGTATTGATAAGTATACCCTGTTTCTTCCGCCACCGATTCGAGTGTTAACCCGTCCACGTATTTAAGCTTTAAGATTTGTTGATTCAATCCATTGAATTTTTCAATCATTTCAACGATTTCGCGCCGCTCGTTTTCCAAGCGTTCTAACCTGTTTTCCAAGTCTTCAATTGCTCCTTTCACTCGTCTTTGATTTTTGAGTGCAGTCAAAAACGTTTGATGTTTTGCTAGATCACCATCATTGTCTACATAATTGGACCATCTAGCCAGCTCGCGATTTGAAATTTCAAGCGAGCCGCTAATCTGAAAAATCTCATTGTCTAAGCTGACAATCGTGTTTACCCAATCATAAATTTGGCTCACCTTCCTACTAATTGTTTATAGTTGTCTTCCTGATACTTTAAGATGTCGCTTGCCAAAATACAATAAAGTGGGCTGTTTCCATGCTTATCGCATAAGATGCCAATCGTGTTAACAGCCCATTCCCAATACTGGTCAGAATCGAGTGGATACTTGTTTACCATCACATTGCTAGCGTCCATCCACTTTCCTAAGTCCTCCAAAAAATCATGATAGCTCATTTAAAGCACCTCGATTTTTATATAAATTCCTGTCTGCTTTGCCCAAAACTTTTCAATCAATTCTGAAACTACGAGCGCATCATCTTTCCAAAAATGACATTCAGTCATGCAATCTTTTAGCAATTTTTGGAGGTTGTCTGTGTCAGGCTTTGTGTATTTGTACTCTCCGTCTTTATGCTTAGCCGTGATTGGGAATAGCCACTTTGTCGTCAACCTCACTGAGCTTGTTATCATCGTTTCAGGTACGTTGTGCGCCAAATGCGCTATTAAACTCGAACGGGCCGCTTTTAAATCAGCCGGTTCATAAAAAATCGGTTTACCTTTTACGACGTGTACTTGTTTTTGTTGATGTGTCGTAGTTGGCGGACTTTTCATCGGCATAAAAAATTCAATCAAATTTATCCACTTCTTTTCTAGTATTTTTCAAACAATCGAATCGGGTCTATTTTCAAAGCTTTAGCAAGTGCTTGGACATTGCTAATTGTGGTGTTTGGTGCTTCTTTCTCAATTCTTCTGATCGTACTTCGACTGACACCACTGTACATAGATAATTCTTCTGGTGTCCAATCTCGCCTAAAACGCCATTCTTTAATGTTGTGAGCTACTCTGCTTTCAATGCTATTTTTTTCTTTTTCCATCAAGATTTCACCTCAATTCTTTTAATCGAGCACCCTTTTGAAACGCCTATTTGGATTGGCAACTCGGTTCTTGAATGTGACATTGCTGTCGAATTTGCGATTCTCAATCTTTTTGCAACATCGCGAATCGAATCGTATGTTTTCTTTTTACCGTCTTGAAAAAATACTTCATAGTGAAATGCTGATTTATGATCTGTGATTGTCTTAAACGCTGAAATTCGTTTGCTGTTTTTATTACTCGGCAACCAACACAATTCCTTGTGTCCAGCTGCCGTCCTGACAACCATCGTATTGTTGTAGCTGTTCGTAATTACGCCGACAATCATTTTTCCTTTTATAGTAGTATATTCGCTATTCATTTCATTCCCTCACTAAAATTGGTTATAGTACCAAATCACTGTTTTTATGACTGGCCACAAATATAATATACAAATGACCAACACAACTAGATATCCGATTAATATATATTTCATGCAATCACCTCGCTAGTTAACATACGCCAACCCGGTCGATATCGACTAGTTTAGAATAGCCACGTCGCGAAGCTGACTGCAAATTTGGCTATTAATAATACTGCTGCTATGCCGATTAGTGTCCAAGCTATGCAGCCCATGCAACTTGTTACTGAGTCTTTATCCACTTATTTTTGTTCCTTTCTTTTCCGTCCCGTTAGCTTTAGCTTTTTCGGCTAAGCGGCGTTTTTTCTTCTTAATTTTTGACTTCTTCTTTCCCATTTGCTCTACCTCCTGTCGCTGGGCTTTGTCGTGTGTCTATAGCTTAAATGTCTCCTCTAACAGTAGTGACTTAGACCGCACATTTTTATTGCACCGCTTAACTTCATCTTGAGCCATCTTCACTTCGTTGAGGTAATAACCGTACTCATCTTCATCTACATCTGAATGTAGGTTCAAAATCAAGACAGCGTCGTTGTAATTACCTATCGCTCTAAGTAATTCTTCTGTTGCTTTCGTTAATTCTATTAAAGGATTCATTGTTTGCCTCCCATCATGATTCCATTTCTGCTGTTTTATCAAAATACAGGTCAATGTGTTCGTAAACATCACGATTTTTTCTAGTGGCGTAATTGATAAATCTTACAAAAAGTGATTGCTTAGTCCCGTTTTGTCTAAAAAATATTTCATATCCATAATGCCCACGAACTATTTTCTCAGATTTGCGACAAAGTTGTTTTAACGCTGCTTTAGTTAAATCAAAATTTATAGCGTCAACAATATTGTTGCTTTTTAACACCGTTTTTGTTTTACATGACCAATCGTCATTACAATAATTCCCGTAAAACAATACTTTTTTATCAACGCTTGCTAAGTCATTAAATAGCGACAACTGTTCTTGCACATTTACCACTCCTCTCGCTTTAAATTGTCGTTAGTCGAGACCCGCCTCAAACCAATGTGTGATAAAACCATTGTAATTAGTAGTACCCCGATAAAAATATCCTAAAATATCGCTTGGTAGCGGTTCTCCCGTTGCGTAGCCATGCAATACAACTTCTTCTAGTGGTTCATCTGTATCTATTAAAGCCCACAGCACTGGCATTTCCTGCATATCAAATTTTAACATTCGCCAATCTGATGGCATTTGCAAAGTAACCCGTCCATGTACTGATTTTAACTGGTACTTGTAGATAGTTTTCAAATAGCTCACTCCACTCGATTAAATCTGTCGCGTGTTTACTCAAAAATATGTCCCAGGTTAAGGGCTGGACTGTCTAATATAGTTGGTGACTTATGAGAATCATCATATGTCACCAAAATAGACAAATAATGATCATAACCAAACCTAAAGCTAGCGTGACTAACAAACTTAACCGTTTTTCCTATACAAAATTTTTCCACATCATCCAAAACATGCTTTTCATAGCTTTTCGGATACACGCGGCCGTTAAACTCTTTAAATTTCAGCATCTGTATCCTCCCGTTCAAGTTGATCGTTTGTGGCTGCAAGTTGATTGATGTAGTTCATCATATCGTTAGTTAAACTTTCATATTGCTTTGATAAGTTATTATAATGGTTATATCCTTCTTCCCATGTATAACCATCTTGAAAATTATCCCACCAATTATCATCTTGATCGAAAATACCATTTAAACGTTCTTGTAGTTCTTCCTTAGTCATAGTATGACCTCCTCACGCTCAGTTTCATCGTTTGCTGGTACTGCAAATGGCCAAAAGCGTTCGTCCATCGCCTTGATTTCTTGTTCTGTAAATTTTGCTTTGAAGTCAAGTGATTCTCTTTTAGTACTCACGATTGAATCCTCCCCTTTTGCGACATTCAAATATCCACCTTCATCATCAACAAATTTTACATAGTAAAGTGGATCTTTTTCAACTTCATATCCATGCAGCCAGGCACTAGCAAATAGTTCTTCGCGATCGCTAACAATCAACCAATTTATCGTGGGTTCATAATATTTAAGTAGTGACTCTGGTGTCGTAGCTGGACTTATAGACTTATACAATGACCAATTTTCGTTTTTACAGCGTTCAATCCACCGTCCGACAAACTCTGGAATAACCACTTTTTTAGGCTCGTTTGGCTCGTCAAGCAAAGTAACTATGCTAATCGCTTCTAAAAATGCATTCATTTTAGATAGCCATTTAATCGTTTCATCGTTACCTAACGCTTCATAAAAATTTCTTTGAGCAAGTTTTTTTTCATCTGTTAACTTCTTAATAACCGCACTTTTATCCATTTTTTTAACTCTCCTCTTGATTTTTGTTTTAGCAACTTAATTATCTCCACATTTTTATCACATCAATAGCATAATTAAGCGCTGCGTCATATCCTCGAAGCCATGCATCTCCATCGCATCCTTCATCTGTTTTTGCACTTTCTAGCTCTTCGATGCATTGCTCTTCAATAGTATTTTGGACTGGTAAATTGCCTGTTACTGCCATGAGTGTACCAAGCAGTGCATTAATGCCCTGCTGAGTAAATTCCATTTCAATAATATTGTCCAACCCATAATTCGGAAAATCAGATCCGCACTCTTCTACTAAAGTAACAATCTTATAGTCGCCGTTCTCCAATTTTTCAATCGAAATTGTTCTTTCTGCAATTCCATCATTTTTCGCAACACAAGTCACTTTCATTTATTCTTCATCCCATTCATCTTTTTTTATTTTGTCAATCGTCCATTTAGCTTCTGCTTTTCGTGAGTTGCTTCTTCGGTGAGCTAGCGGAGTAGTCTGCCATCTTGCGGATTCAGCTTTCATTCCTGTTGCTTTTGCTACTTCTTCAATCGTGATAAAATCGCCAAAATATTCGCCATAATGATAAACGAGATAGACCCATTCTTGAGGTGATTTCATCGCTTATTCACTTCCGATTTATTCATAGCTTCCCTAATATAAGCCGCTAATATTTCATTATGATTTCCCGTCACTATCCACGAATGATAGAGCGCCGTATCACTATTTAGTTCATACGCATTACTATCAGTCATTTCAACCGCTAAATTCCAACGTGCTTCTGATTCTAACAAACTTACAATTTTTTCCGCTGACCTGGTACCATCTGCCAACTCTGGCAAGACAATTTCATCAATCCAATTGGCTACTAAACCAGGTGCTTCCCCATACTTCTGATTATTTGTAATGTGTTCCATTTTGTTCCTCCTAAAGCAATCCCAATATTTTTTCTGTTTCTGATTCATCGACACTTTTTAGCAAGTGGCCATAAATTCTTTGAATCATCTGCGTATCTGAATGACCTAACCGCTTAGCGACCACTTGTAAGCTAATGCCTTGAGCTATCAAAATGCTGGCATGTGTATGCCGTAATTTGTGAAATGAGATACGTTCGATTGCGCATAATTTTAGTAATCTAGTTAAAATCTGATTTAATGTCGAATCAATAAAGTTCCGATACTTTGCCACAAACAGTGGTCGTTTTTCATCAAATGTATTATATTGTTTCCGCCATTCTATCCAACGTTTTGTTTCTTTTAATAATTCGTCTGGAATTTTAATATCTCGCAAACTTGAAATGTTTTTTGTATCAGCAAATTCGTTGTAGTATTTATAATCCCAAGTTTTGTTTATCGAGATTATTCCAGTTTCAAAATTTATATCGTCAATGGTTAGTCCTAAAATTTCCGATAAGCGGCAGCCTGATAGCAAAGCGAAGTAAATGACCATGACATAAAACTGGACCGGCATTTCATTGTCATATGATCGTCCATCTTTCCGTAGTGACGTTGCATCGCTATCTAAATAATGAGCTAGCCACAACACTAAAAAGTTTTTTAAACGTTGATACTCGTCAATTTCCAACCACTTCTTTTTGTCTCGTTTAGCTTTCTTTTGCTGAGCTGTCATTGCTTTTTCTGTATAAAAAAGTTCAATGTGGACATATGGCGAGCCTGGAATTAAATTGTCAATCATCGCATCGTCTAAGCTAGCTCTTATATCATCTGCTACCCGTTTGACGGTTTCTTTAGCATGCGTTTTGCCAAACTCGTGAACGAATTTTTGGATATCGCTACGTTGGATTTTTTCAATTTCCAATTTAGCAAATCCATATTTCACATATCGTCGATAGATCAGCATGTATTTTTCTATAGATGCTTTTCTCAATCCCTCAGCACGATAATTTTTAAACCAATACAAATACCAATCTCCAAATTCCATATTGTCCTCATCCTTCACTTTTTTATTGAACTCTCCACTACTGTTATTTTATTTCCTGTTTCTTTTTTCTTTCTCTCTTTGTTCGTTCCCCACTTGTCACGCTGTTCCCCGTTGTGATATCTATCCCCCCTAGGGGGAGATATCACAGGGGGAGCGGACAGCGGTGTGACAGGGTTTGTGTGAGTTGTTACCGCTTGTTACCTCTAAATAGCTATCACGCACAACAATGTTTTGTTACCGCTTGTTACCTCTATTTAGAGGTAACAACTTTACTGTTCTGTTTTTGTAATTAATCCATCGGCAACTTCAAACTTCTCATGTTTTTTTACTCGCTTGTAAACGGCACTTCTTGAGATATTTAAGTAGTCCGCAACGGCAACTGCATCGACTGAATTTTTGTCCTCACTCAAAATATTAAAGGCTTCTTCAAGCTCATTTTTAGTTTTTTCAGAACGTGAATCGTTCACTTTCTTAGTGCCTTTTTTCCAACTATCTTTTGAATCATCTTCGAGCGAAATATCTTGAAGCGCATCATCCATGATATGAATCGGAAATCTAAACCAGGCATTGACCGTTTTAAACCGTGGGAATTCTCGTAAAGTTCCCTCAAGTCGCCATGCTGAGCTAATGCGTGCAGCGTTCACTGCCAGTTTTCTTTTTTCTTCGATTTCCGCTAATACTGTTTGAGATTTAATAGCAGTCATTAAATGCCGCATCATCTGCTTAGGACTAAAACGATCATCAATTCCAACATCATGATAATTAGGATTATTTTGTTGAATGGCTTGGTAATACGTGTCGCATATCGCTTCATTTTCTTTAATCATGTACCGGTCTTCAGTGACTGGTAATTCAATCAAATCTAAAATGGCGTCTGGGTCACGAGCAAATACGCCTGAGCCACTCGAACGGTCGATTGAGTTTTTACCATTTTGAGAGCCTTTTGAGTGGTGATGGCAATAAATGACTGCACATCCTAATTCGGTCGCAATTTTATCAAACTGATTCGTAAAGTTGGCCATCTCATGTGCGCTGTTTTCGTCACCGGTTAGCACTTTATAAATTGGGTCAATTACGACTGCAATATAATTTTCTTTCTGTGCTCGTCTGATTAATTTTGGCGCAAGTTTGTCCATCGGGCTCGTTTTGCCACGCAAGTTCCAAATGTCGATATTCCCTACATTTTCATGTCCAAATCCTAAATGATTGTATATTTCTTTAATACGGTTTTTGGCCGAATTAGCATCTAGCTCTAAATTGACATATAAAATTTTGCCTTGCTGACAGGTAAACCCCATCCACTGTTGGCCTTCTGCAATTGCCACTACCAATTGCATTAGCAAAAATGATTTACCGGCTTTTGATGGTCCAGCAATCAGCATTTTGTGGCCTTGTCGTAAAACGCCTTTGATCAGCTCAGGGGCCAAGATAATTTCTTGCTCGAATAAATCGCTTAATGTTTCTGGATCAGGTAAATTGTCATTCATATCTTCAATGTATTCTTGCCATTCATCCCATGAGTTTTTCCCAAGATTTGTACCAATTAAAAACTGCTTTTGGCCATTTCTCATGAAGCCAGGCAGCCGGGAAAGCCGTGACGGATTTTTATTTTGCTTATCCACTTTTAGCCCATTTTTCTCGACAATTTTATAAAGATAATCGACTCGTTCTTGGTACTGGAGATAATTCACCGCATCAATTTTTACGATGGCATGTAAGCTTTTTTTGCCGCTGTGAGTAAGTGTGGCTATTGGCAATTCAAGCTGTTGCAAAATATCGTTCTGTTGCTCGATTGACATTACGTCTGATTCCACTAATGCGTATCTAAAATCGACTACATTATCATTTTTTACGCCTTTTCCATCGAGTGGATTGAATCGAATCCAAGCCCCCATTTTTGGGTTCGGGTCGCCCATAACGGCCCCAATATCGCCATTACAAGCTCGTAATTTTTGAATTAAGTCACCTGCAGTTTGAGTATAAATTCCGCGATTCGGCAACCATTTTTCGATGTCGCCATCTTTTTTCATGTATCCGTCGTTTACATATCCGACAAAATCGCCTGGACTAAAAAGGGTTTCTAAATACTTGATAACCTCATTTGTTTTGTTCCAAGTTTTGTCTGACGGCTGATTGATTGCTTTACCTAAAACCCAATCGGTATTGATAATTCTGTATCCTGTGTCAACATCTTGAGCTATAAAGCTATCGTTCCATCCCAGTACGCCATCATCATCAGAATGTTGACGTGGCTGCCATCCGTAATCTTTTGCCAGTTGCGTTATAGTCGCGCCAGTAACAGGTTGATTAGAGCCGCCAAACGTTTCCCACTTCGATTCCGTTTCGTGACTATGGTATCTATCACTATCGCGTCGGCTCCACTCATCCCAATCAGACACTTCATAGCCTTCATGTTTTAAAGCCATTCCGACGTTTGTCCATTCAAGGTAGCTCAAAGCGCTTGGATCAATGTAATCTAATAATTCAAGGAGGTTGAATTTCTCCACGCTTATTCATCTCCTCTAAATTGTGCAGGGCTAACACCTGCAGGTATTCTCCATCCATTCCCAGCTATGCGATTAATCATTTTATTAGCAGTTTCAAATGACCAAGTCCCCACATGTTGGAAATTTCGGCTTTCTAAAAATCTGATTTGTTTTGGAGTAGTAAGTCCCTCGCTCCGTCTGCGGTCTAAACGTTCAAGCATTTTTGTAGCTTTTCCGGCATTATCAATCGAATCCGGAAAGATGCCAAATTTTTCTAATGCTTGTAATTGCTTGTCACTAGCCGGTCCCATTTGCCATCCGAACGACGGCACGTAACTTGATAAGTCTTCATCTTGAATAGACATTTCAAATTGCAATGGATCAACGAGTTTCCGTTTACGGCGTTTCATTTCTGCTAGTTGTTTTGCAAGTGCGGCTTCGCGTTCAGCAACGGCATCTTTAGCAGCCACTTCTTCAACTTCTTCAATATCTAAAGCAGTACCAGCTTCTTCAATTTTTTTTGTCATAATTTTGGCCACTTCATCACTTTTTGTAATCAAGTGAGCTGGGTGGCAAAGCTCATGGCGTTCGGTATGCCATAAAAAATCTAGTAATAGCAATTCCGCTTTTCCTTCATTTAATCGTGTCCCACGTCCGACCATTTGGCTGTATAGAGCTCGTACTTTCGTGGGTCGTAGCACTACGATGCAATCAACGCTTGGACAATCCCATCCCTCGGTCAGCAACATAGAATTACAAAGTACGTTGTATTTATCGTTTTCAAAGTCTTCTAAAACTTGAGCCCGGTCCTTAGATTCGCCATTCACTTCGGCACATTTGAGACCTTTTTCATTCAATATTTCGCAAAATTTCTGACTAGTTTTAACGAGTGGTAAAAACACAACTGTTTTTCTATCCGAGCAATTTTTTACCATTTCGTCCGCAATCTGATAAAGATATGGATCCAATGCCGTTCCTAAATCTTTGGTTTTAAAGTCTCCGCCTTGTTGGCCAACTCCTGATAAATCGAGTTTTAGCGGTACGGTTAGGGCTTTAATTGGGACTAAATATCCGGCTTTAATCGCTTTTGGCAACGTATATTCGTAAGCTAGTGATTCAAAATAAGAGCCTAGATTTTTCATATCGCCGCGATCTGGCGTAGCCGTTACGCCTAATACGTTTGATTCTTCAAAATGATGCAATACTCGCTGATACCCGTCGCTAATCGAGTGGTGAGCTTCATCGATTATAATTGTGTCAAAATAATCAACCGGAAATTTATTAAGCCGCTTTTCGTTGTACATAGTTTGAACTGAGCCAACAACTACCCTGAAAAAGCTACCAAGACTAGTTTTTTCGGCTTTTTCTGTCGCCGTTTTAAGTCCTGTTGACTTCATTAGCTTGTCAGATGCCTGCTCGAGTAGCTCCCCCCTGTGGGCCAGGACAAGCACGCGCTCGCCCTTTTTCACACGGTCTTCGATTACTTTTGAAAACACAATAGTTTTCCCAGTTCCTGTTGGCAAAACTAATAATGTTCGTTTTACTTTTTTTTCATCCCATTCACTTTGAATTGCTTCACGGGCTTCTTGCTGATATGGTCTAAGCTCCATTTTAAATACTTCCTTTAAGCTAGAATTGTGATACGATTTGCTTCGAGTTCTTCAGTCAATTCTTGAATTAAATACTCTCGAATATTGACGATAGCTTGATTTCTCCAAGCTCCACCATCCGCTTCAAAAATTGCGCCTCGTGGGCCGTTTTTCATGCGGAAAATAAATTTGCTTTGTGGTTGTTCAACTTCTAAAAATGTGCGATATGGAGCAAGCACAACCGGATTTGGTACTTTAACATCTGCTTTAGTCGCAATCCCTTGATTAATCACAACTGATTGGCTAACACCATCATCCCCAGTAGTTTGAACGTTATCCTCTGATAAATTTCCTACTACTTGCAGTAAAATTTCGCGGTCGTTGTTAGGTACGAATTTTGATTGTAAAGCGATGTTAAACTCTTCAACATCCATAAATGTATTAAAATTAAAATTTGGAACGATGGCTTGCGCAACTGCTAAGCTTTCTCGACTGCCATCGATTTGTAATAAGCCTTTTAAATACACTGTTGATTCATTTTTTACATGTACAATAAGCTTGCTTTTTTCGCGGTCTAAATTAGATTTTATATAATTTACAAAGCCCGACAATGTGTTGATTTTTAGCGCTTCTTCCGCGTTGTATACTTTTGGCAAAATTTCTTTTGCTCTACCATCTGCATCAATTACCATCCACCGTTCGTCGTTATCAAAATTGATAAGTCGGTCGATTGGCTTAATCCCTTGTTCCGCTAGATATGCTAATGCTTCTTTTGTCATGCTCATTTTTATTTATCCTCTTTTCTTTTGTAGGTCGATTATTTGTTGTCGCTTTTCTTCTTTTTCAATCACATCAATTGGCTCACCAATATCAGTTTTAGGTTGTCCATCATCAGTATCTAAGTACGTTTGACCTGGCACAGTTGAACGCAACTCATGAGCTTCAACTTTTCCACTTTCTAAATCTCGTCCTGTCAAAACAGTTGTACTTACGCCTTCAACTGGAGTTAATTTTGTAGTAAAGCTACTAGCTACTTTAATCACTTTTCGTTGCTCATCGGGGACAAATTCGAGCTTGATAGTAATAGCGCGTTTCCCCTCTGCGTTTGTATTTGGATCATGGATATTCTTAAATACCTTTTCAAGCTCACCGTTTAATTTTTCTTGAATGGCACCATTTGCCAATTCTGAAACTTGTAAATCAATCTCTTTTGACATTTAAAAGCTCTCCTCTTATTGGAATTGTCCATTAAAATTTTGATTAGGTTGTTGGAAACCTTGCTGATTATTTTGTTGGAAATTTTGATTAGGTTGTGAAAATCCTTGTTGTTGATTTTGATTAGGTTGTTGGAAATTTTGAACTGTGCCAGCATTTTTTGCCGGTTTCAAATATTCGTTGACTTGATTATTTGAAACTTCTTTTCCCGATTTGTTACTTGTATATTTATTGATTGCTAATTTTGCAGTGCCATGACTGCCAATAACTCCATTCCAATTAGGATTAAAAGGCTGTCCAATGACCGGCGCTTGTCCGATACTTTCGAAAAATTGAGTTAATTTCCATTGCCATTTCTTCATTAAATACAGACGGTCGGTAACTGTCGTAGTTCCTTCAGCACCTTTAAATTCCATCTGAATTTCAGCAAATGGTGCACCATTTGGGATTTTGTCGCTATTTCCGTCGTAAATTTTGCGTTCAAAGTTTGTAACAGTGAACGGATATTCACCCGCCGGCAGTAAGGTAAAGTTGCTTTCTTCAGCGATAAAACTATCGCCCCATGCTAAAAATTCGTTGTCGTTATTCATTTAAAAATTCCTCCTAAAATTGTCTAATTTTCGTATTTAATAGATTCATTACATTGTTCCAATTTGATTCTAAATATCCCCATAGATCAGCTGGAATATTTTCAATCGGTGTATCAACTGGCATAAATCCGCCTGTATAAATTACTTGCATGATTTCGCCCGTTGTTACGCCATCGTTTGTCATTAAGTCACCAATGCCTTTTGGAATTACTGGCGATAACGGCTCATTGCGTGTTGGCGCTACATCAGGTTCAATAACGGGTTCTTGTGATTCCAAAGATGCTGAATCAGCTACATTTGGTTGTTGCATGGCATTTACTTTTTGAGGTGTAACAGCGTTAAAAGCTTGTTCAATTTGAGCATATTCAAACGGTAATTCATCCGGTAAACCAATGCGGTTTTTAGCATCCCAGGTAGGCCGGTGAGTGGTGTACATCATACGTTGGCCACCCGTTGCTTTTTTGCTATCTGTTTTGCTATCAGTAATAATAGTAGTTTTGTAATTCGCAAAAAGTACCATATCTGCCCATTCTTTTACGATAGGTGCTGTCTTCTTTTCAAGCTTTAACTCGTAGCGGTCATAGGCTCCCATTTCGTCCGGTTCTTCTTTTTTTCGTAACATTGCATGCGCTGTAATTACTACATTGACTCCAGCATCAATAACATCACTAAGCAGATTTAAAAGGCTACCCATCTCTTTAGCTAATGCGACGAATTTTTTTCCGTAACCTTCCGAATCAATTGCGGACCAATTATTTTGTTGCATTAAATGCCGTTTACAAATGTCTTCCGCCCAGTCCATCGTGTCGATGATTAAAGTTTCACATGGCGTTGTTTGTTTCACGTATTCGACTTGTTGAAGTAACATTGTCCAACTCGTGGGCTTATCAAACCGCTTGACGTCCATGTGTTGCGTGGAATCTTCTGTATCAATAAAAACGGGATTTGGAAATTGACTAGCAAAAGTTGATTTACCGATTCCTTCTACTCCATAAATGACTACTTTTTGTGCTTTTGGCACTCTACCGCTCGTGATATTCATTAAAATGCTCCCTTTCCTGACCAACCGTTTTCTGATGTTTTAGGCTTTTCTGGCACTAATTTATTTTCAGTAACATAGCCATCTTCGATGATGATGCTACATTCTTCGCCAGTGGATACTCGAGTAGCAATAGCTTGTAATCCTTCTTTTTCTAGCCAGTCTCCAAATTCTTCGAGTGTTGACATATCCATTTGTTCCAATTTGTCTAACAAGATAAATCCACAATCCGGTTTAAGTTTACGAACAATAGCAGTGGACACTTTTAACTGGTCAGAGCCGCTCATGTTATCCCACTTTTGGCCGTTATAGGTTAGCTCTCCATCGAGTACAGACAAGCCTGGGAGTGGCAAATCAGCTGAGTTTAAGAGGTTGGCTTTTTTATCTCGAATAGTATCGATTTGAGCGCTTAAAGTATCATATTGATTCTTGTACTCGTTAGCATCTTCTTCTGCTTTGTCCTTATCCAAATTTGTCCGAATACGTCGATTAATTTCATCAATTTCAGATAAATTTTGTTCGAGTTTTTCGGTGGATTGGTCATGCAATTCCAAAGCTGTTGTTTTCGCAATTTCATAATCTTTTGCTAAGTCGTTATACAATTTTTGATTATTTGCAATGCGTTCGTTTAGTTCTTGCAGCTGTTCATTAAAACGTGCTAAGTCGTTACCTGCGCGTTCCATGCTTGCCGCAATTTTGTTCACTTGCTCACGTTTGTGTTGATTTTCGCCATTGATAGCTAAAATTGTTTGTTGTTGGTTTACTAGTTCACCGACTGAAATCAACTCTTTGGGAGCGTCAGGAAAATATGTCATTTCTTTAGCATATTTTTCTTTTTGATCCTTAATTTGCCCAATCGTATGTCGTTGATTGTATAGTTCGCTTTCACTTAATTCGAGTTCTGCTAACTGCTGACCAACTCCAATAATTTGTAGCAACGTATTCGTTTTCTCTTTGCTTGTTGATTCGATAAATTTTGGAAGATTAATGGCCAGTTCTTCGACAAAGCTGTTCAATAGTTGCTGACCGCCTTTTCCTCCACGTGGATCAATAACTTTCAATTCTGAATTTTTGCCTTTTCGTTCAACAATTAGCCCATTATTCATCGTTATAGATAGGTGCGGCGGTGTTACAGACCCTACTCGTGCCGCTTGGCTAGGCTTGAATTTATTGCCTCCCAATGCCCAAGCAATGGCATCTAGTAGGCTTGATTTACCTTGATTTACCTTGATTATTGTTGCCACCGACGATTGTTAATCCCGATTGATTTGGTTCAATTTTTATTGCTTTGACACGTTTAACATTTTCTATTTCTAGCTTGTTAATCTTCATTGCCATCTAGTTTTCTCCTCCTGGCGCTTATATATTTGTTAAGACTGCAACCAACGTAATAATCAGTACAACGTTCAAACTTAAGCTAAGATAGCCGATTAATTGCGTTTGGCGTAGCTTGTGTTTCCGCGTTCTTGCATGTAACGCTGGCAATAATATCTGCTTGCATTTCATCAAAATTCCACGCTCCTTTTAACTCTAAAAATAATGATTTTGGATAAGTAATAAGCCACACGATTCTTTTCAAAATATTTTCTTCCTTTCCTATCACACTAAATTCTCGCTTGCCCGCAAATTATCTTTGTTGTGATAAGACCCATTTTTTACATGTGCTAGCATCATAATATTTTGTTCGTGTTCCCATGCTGCCATGTGGCATCCCTAAATTTTCCCATTCCCGAATTGTCGTCGTTGAAACTTGTAAAAACTCGGCGATTTCCACTTGATTGAGCGGACGTCCGATACCGACATCATTTCTTGCGTTTTGAAATTCTTGCAAAGCAATTTCGTAAATGGTCTTACGCAATGACTTTTCGTAATCCGGTGTTAAAATGACTTCCAATTAAACCACCTCTCTTATTTAGATTTTCGTTCTTTTTCGGGAACGTTGACTTTAAAAAAAATTTTGAAGTCGTCACTCGCATATCCCAACATTGTCGCAATTGTGGCTAACTCATCCGCACCTATTGACACAAAACCGGCTTCACGCTTTGCATATGAGTTTCTGGTCATTCCCACTTTTTCGGCCAATTGAGCTTGTGTATAGCCTTTTGCAATGCGTTCTGCCTTTAATCGCATTAAATCGACTGTCATATTCTCGCCTCCTTTTTGTTCTCTTTCGGGAACACCATTACTATAACACCCGTGTTCCCGTTTGTAAACATAAATATCAATAAAAAATAAAAAAGTTTTCTTTTGGGAACGTATTGTATTCTTTTGGGAACAATAGTATAATAAACTTATCCTATTAAAGGGGGTGAAAAAATGCGTACAAACGATGAAATAATTGATTTACTAGAAAATTTAAAAGAAGAAAAAAATTTATCGATTAGTGAAATAGCACGACGTGTAAATATTGCTAAATCATCTGTATCGAGGTATTTTAACCGCACTAGAGAATTTCCACTTAACCGAGTTGATGATTTTGCAAAAGCTTTTAATGTCGAATCTGAATATATTTTAGGCATTGATTTTAAAGCTCCAACAAATATGATTTTTCCAGAAAGAATTGTAAATATCCCAATTATTGGGACTATCGCAGCAGGCCTTCCAATTACCGCTGAGCAAAATATTTCTGAATATATTCCGGTCATTGAGTCAACCTTGCCAACCGGTCAGATCATTGGGTTGAATATCCGCGGTGATAGCATGTCACCAGGTATCCCTGATCACTCTCAAGTCATGATTCGATTACAACCGGATGTTGAAGATGGCGAGATAGCAGCGGTATTGGTAAACGGCGATACAGAGGCCACCTTAAAGCGTATTAAACGACAAGGCGATATCTTAATGCTAATACCTGATAATACTAAATATCAACCTATTATAATCACAAAAGATTCTCCAGCTAAAATTATTGGCAAAGCAGTACAAGTCGTTTACAACCTATAAAAATAGCCCTAGTCGTGTTGGTAGCACGGCTAGAGCTTCATTTCTGATGTTTCGCAACTACATTATAGCAGAAATGGGGAGTTTTTATGGGACTGTTTGACAAAATGAAAGAAAAAGCTTTAGATACAACAAAAACGCAGTTAAACAAACTAGAAACTTTGGATAGCACCAACATTGTAAAAGGTATAACTGAAAAAGTTGGCGCTATACAAGAACAAAAAAAGTTAGATGGAACTGAAATCATGGTTACGTTAACTGATACATCTAAGCCTAAATTATTTGCTTCCAAAAATGATAAACGCGAAATTTTTATTCGTAAAGACGGCGATGGCTATTATTACTTTTCAAAAAAATATGATAACAGTTCTGAACGCTTTCTTTTTGAAAATTATTTTTGGAATGGATCAACATATACATCAACCACTATCGCGAACACGCAAGGCAGTATTAACCAAAAGGGACGATCAGGCAGCGCGTTGGTTGGTGGCTTACTAGCTGGGCCTGCGGGGGCTATAATTGGCTCATCTCGAGGCAAAAAAAGTAAAGTGGATACAACTACTACATCTAACACAACTAAACAAGAGCTCGGCTCTGATGCAAAAATTACATTTAAATCAGCAAACACTGGTGAAATAAAAAATATACAAGTTTACGCTACTCAATCGATAAACGACAATTTGTTGAGATTTTTGCAAGAAAAAGAAATCGAACAAGAGTATATAAATAATGATGATGATTCAGATGATTTGGAACAATTGAAGAAATACAAAGAATTGCTTGATGCAGAAATTATTACTCAAGAGGATTTCGACGCGAAGAAAAAGCAAATTTTAGGCTTATAGCAATACACATCCCCTTCCGGTGATTTAGGCACGTTCGACCCGTGCCAGGGGAATTATCAAAAATGAAAGGAGCTAACAAATTATAACGTTTCTCTAAATTCTCGCTTGCCCGCAAGAAAAAGGAGAAATTAACATGGCCACATTTAAACAATATATAAAAAAAGATGGATCAGAAGCTTGGATGTTTCAGGCTTATTTAGGCACAGATTACGTAACAGGAAAAGAAATCCGGACTACTCGACGTGGGTTTAAAACGAAAAAGAAAGCGCAAGTGGAATTAAATAAATTGTTAGTTGACTTTAATAATCAACCTACTTTAAAGAAAAATACCAATATCACTTTTGGAGAGCTTTATGAGCTTTGGCTCGCAATGTACATGCAAACTGTCAATACAAGAACTTTTCAAAATGTCACTCATCAATTTAATAATCATATCTTGCCCACATTTGAAAAAGTCAAAATAAATAAATTATCAATACCGAATGCGCAAAAAATGATTAATAATTGGGCTTCTGGCAAAACAGCTCGCATGATTGCTAATATATCAAGAGTGGTTAAATACGGCGTGAGTGTCGGTATTTGCGAAATTAACCCGTTTGATTCAATCACAAAGCCAAAAAATTTATTGAAAAATATCAATAATACTAAAATTAAATATTACTCAAAAGAACAGCTTTCAATTTTTTTGGGTAAATTAAACGATGAAAGAAAAAAGAAATCAAAATCTTTTGGAATGAACCGATACTACCGAAATTGCCAATACTACCTTTTTTGGCTTTTAGCTTACACAGGCGTGCGAATCGGTGAAGCTTATTCGTTATTATGGTCTGACGTTGATCTAGAAAAAGAAACAATATCAGTTACTAAAACGACAACGTTAAAAAAAGATGGCTCGCTCATAATAGGCCCACCAAAAACTAATAGTTCTAACAGGACAATTCCTATCGATAAAAAAACACTATCACTAATAAAAGAATGGCACTCGCTTCAACGAGAGTTTTTTCTCGCAAATGGACTAGCACAGCAGAAACGGATTTTTCCAAAATTTGACGGCGGAATTCAAGCCAACAGCGTTGCATATATTGCATCAAAAAAAATTGCAGAAAAATGCAATTTACCTTCAATTGGCTGCCATGGATTTCGTCATACCCATGCAACTTTGCTTTTTGAAGCAGGCGTCAATCCAAAGACGGTTCAAGCTAGATTAGGCCATTCAGACATTTCTATGACGTTAGGATTTTATACTCACGTCAGCTTTGAAACTCAGGTAGCGGCCGTGGACAGGCTTACTGGCTATTTATCTAATTGACGGTCCGTAGTCAATTCCGTAGTCAGAAAATATTTTTTGAAAACGAGAACTCTTATAAGTATCATAGGAATAGCGTTTTAAACGTTTTCCACAATTCGCATCTTGTGATATACTATTCTAATTCGGAATAGCAAATAACTAACCTTATTTTTGTTAAAGGAGTTTTTATCTGTGGAAATTCAAAAATTAGAAGCTTTTATTAGCCTAGCTGAAACTTTAAATTATACTGAAACGGCCGAACAACTCTTTACCACTCAAGGCAATATTTCAAAATATATCCTTTCTATTGAAAAAGATTTGATGGTTCAACTTTTTGAGCGTGCTCATCGTAAAATCAGCTTAACTCAAGCAGGCCAGGCTCTTTTGCCTTACGCTAAAGAAATTGTAAATAGCTACCATAACATGTTACAAGTGGCCGATGACCAAAATAATGACAAAAATCAGACGCTAAGTATTTATACCATTCCTACTATGACAAACTACTTAGGCTTTCAGATGATAACTGATTTCGTCCGTCAACACCCCGAGTTAAACATCTTAATTGAAGAACAAGAAAGCAATCAATTGCTAACCTCTTTGAAAAATAAGCAATGTGACATCGTTTTTGCACGTGTATTTAATCCTAAGCCTGATAAAAGCGGCTTTGATTTATTCATCACCGAAACAGATCAATTTGTCGCCGTCTTACCAACTACTCACCCTTTGGCCGGTCAAGCCCAAATCGATTTAGCCACCTTAAAAGCAGAAAACTTTTTATTGCTTGGAGGAAAAACGAACTTGTTAACTCCAGCTATTACACTTTGTGAAGAAGCAGGCTTCACACCGCATATTACTTATGAAGGCACTCGCGCAGATTTAATTATCAATATGGTCGCCAACGGTTTAGGCATCGCCTTGTTAATGAAAAAAACAGTGCAAATGCAACAAGGAAAATTTGTGACCATCCCGCTCACAACAAATGAAACAAGCGAGCTTGTTTTTGTACAGCTAAGTGCTGCCCAGCAAAAAAATGAAAGTAATGTTGCGAAAAAAGAATTTTGGAAATTCATCACACGACAAGCAAAATCAAGTTAACTCGAAAGGTGCCTAGTTCCAAGCTTTAAAAAAAACTGAAATCGAGCGTAAAAATCAGCTGAATTTCAGGTTTTTTCTTTACAGCCACTAATTTCCGCAAGTTCTGAATATTTCTAGTCATAGTACGTTGAGTAAAACTGGGCTGCGCAACTTTTTTCAACTCCCCCTAAAAGAACAGCCTTGGTGTCTCCGCAGCAAGTAAAAAAAACAACCTCCAAAATCCTTATCTGATTTTGGAGGTTATCCTTGTGACTCACTTATGCTATTTTTGCGTTATGATTAAGTACACTATTCTGATTGAGACTGCCACCAACGACCAAACAGCGAGCGACGCAACAATTGCTAATCTCCAAAAAGCATGTTTTTCAAGAGAAAAAATCTTATCATTTAGCGTTTTTCTTTTTCGTTCC